GCCACTGGTATCTTACCGACGACAAAGCTAGTCGCGCCTTTGGTGATCCCGACTTGCGGGGTTTGCGCAGCCTCTAGCACGTCTTGGACGCTATCCACGACAACGGCTTTCATTTGCCGCTCAGTCAGCTTGGCGAAGTCCTCGATCTGGGCGGTGAATTTACGGGCCATCGTCCACCCTCATTTGTATGCGGTAAACCGTTATACACCTGCACCCGATTGTGTGCTTTGCCCCGCCTGCCGGATCATGGGCATACATCATCCGCGCGTCACTGAAAACAAAGGGCTGATCGAACGGAACAACCGTGCCAGACATTGCCACATGGTCAGGGCGCGGCTCTTGGCTTAGGTTATGCTGCCACCGCTTTGTTGCGCCCTCAACTTCGGGATTTTCCAAAGCCTGCGCTACGGCTTCACGGCGTCCAGCCTCTAGCGCGCTGAATGTTTCATTGCCTGCGATAACCTTGCCACGATAGGCCAGCGCCTTAGACTTGTGCGCGCTCAGGATCGTGTCCAATTCCTTGCCGCGAATTGCCCGGCCTTCGGAAATGGCTTTCTTGATCGCCCGATCATAGCGCCGATCTCGCAATTTCAGGTCCAGATATTCCGCCATCAATGCCGGATCACCGCTTGCCAGCTTGGCACGGCCCCGCATGATACTGTCCGCCTGTTGCGTGGTCAGTCCAAGGATACCCCCGACCCGTTGCGTCCCTTGCCGCGTCCCAGTAATCATTCTTGCCAATGCTCGGGAACCCATCCCTTGCTCGCGCCCCGCCACAAGCGCCGTTCTCACAGCCTCTAGCGTATCCTCGCGGATGCCTTGGATTTTGACGCTAGACAATTCCCTAAGCCAAGCCTGCGCCCGTGGTGTGCTGCCTGCAAAACCGATCAGTGCTTGAGGCGCGGCAACGGCAATCATCGTTCCGCCCTCGATATATGCGGCCCGCACGGCTTCCTCTAGCGGGAACAAAAGCGCCTGCGGAAATTCAAGGATGCGAATAGCCGCGCCAAGATCGCCCCGATCAAGCGCCTCCACTAAAGCGGCCATGTCAACCGATCTGCGCACGGCTTGGATCGCGTCGGCAAATGCAGCGGCAACGCGCGGCTCTAGCCGTGCTAGTAGCTGTTCAATCTCGCGTTGCTGCCGGGTTTGGCGGGCCACATTTACACCTCACGCGCCTGCAAGGTATACATCACAGCCACGCCAGCGGGCGCAAGCGGCCATACCTGCTCGATCCGATGCGCGTGGCCTGAAATGGTAATCCCGTCCCCGACCTTGGGAACGATAACGCCAGCCTCACAAAGCACCTTCTTGTCGCCCGACAGAATGCGCGCCCCGTCGATTTCAGTCCGCTTGAATTCGTCCAAGATCACGACAACCGCCACAGGCGCAGCCGGGGTGCCGGGAACGTCCCAAGGATTGCCAGCCAAGGCGACAGGCGTGATCGTGGCGGTCAATGCGCCGTTGCCAGTGTCGCGGCCTGCCTCGCGCAAAGCCGCCGCGACTTCCGCAAGGATTGCCGCGCCGCTCATTTCTTCGCCTTAACCTCTGCCCGCACCTTCCAGCCCTGTTCCTCCCAAACGGCAACCGCCTCAGCCGGAACATTGGCAACGGCCTCAATGCCCCCAAAGTCCTTGGTCATCGTCACGCTCTGTTCAGCCATGTCACGCCCCCTTGATCGTCTTGCAATAGGCCAGCGGCCTTGAGAAAGTCATGCGCCATCGTCACCACAGGACGCGCCGCTTCAACCGTATTCGGACCCGCCTTTGGCGTCCATTGCAGCGAACCAACCGCCGTTAGCGTCTTGGCTTGGCTCTTGTCATATACAGGCGACAAAGACCCCGGCGATTGAAACTCCACCCGCGCGAAAGCCGACTGCGCATTCTTGACCGCTTGCGGGATCGTCCCGCCGAAGGTAGGCCATAGGTCAGGCTTCCAAGGCAAAGCAGACATAAGCACAAACGCCCGACGCAATGCAGCCTCTTTCGATTGCGGCGACCCGGTTAGGCTATGCCCCCAATACGCCACGGCGAAAGCCTCGCATTCCGCGACCGTCTCGAAGCTGTCCGCCCCCGCAACGCCCGTGCCGTTCTCAATGGTCAAGGTCATTTCTTGCGGCCCTTGCCCTTATAGCCCGTTTTCTTAGGCATGGCTTCCCTCATGTCTGCGCTATGGATGGGGGCGGATTGCGCCGCCCCACACCATAAATCAGCCAAGCAGGATAGCGATATGCTCGGGCTGCACGGCCTTGAAGCCCCAAGCCAAGTGCAGTTCCCAAGTGCGCTGACCATACTGCGCAATGTCCAGCAGCAGATAGGTCATGCCCATACCGTCCGAGATCAGCGTTTGCGAGATCGTCGGGTTTGCTGGCATGACAGGCGGGCGCATGACGCCAACTACAGCCGAACGCTCAAAGGCAAGGTTCGGGGTGTAGCTGTTGCCAAGGGTCAAATCCACGCCATCGGCAAGGGTCTGGCGAAGGCCGGGGCGACCGATTGCCAGCGTGCCGGGGGCGGTGATGCCCGTGTTCACGACATACTGGTTAGTGTCGCCTGCAAAGGTAATCACATCGCCCGCAAGGATCGTGCCAGCGCCAGTATCCACCGCGATGGAAGTAGCGCCGGGTTGCAGCGTTGCGCCAAGGTTGGTGTCATAAGCCGCGTTGGCCGTGCCCTTGGTATGCAGTTCAATGCCGCCCGAAGTGCGCATATTGAACCCATACTGGCGGCGAAGGATACCGGAACGGCGCTCTTCATCCGAACCCGCAATGCCAGCATCAAGGACAACGCCAAGCTTAAGCAGGTTTGCTTCTGAAGTGGTGTCACCCACGAATTGCAGGTCAGCCATCGGCGCGCCGTTGTCCCGAAGGATTTTGCGCACATCGGCAAGCGGGGTCAGGGCAGAAGCAAAAGGATTAGCGCCAGCCGTGCCGGTAGCGCGGGAAGCGCCCACCTTGATCGCGTTGACGCAATCCGCTTCCGCCTCATTGCGAAGCGTCCGCATCATTTGCGCGACCATCTGCCTGATCCATTCGGCGGAAGTCGCGCCATTGTCCAGAGAGCGGATTTGTTCGCCCGTCAAATACATCGTCGTCTTGCGGGACTTGGTGATTTCCACCGTCACCTCGGAAGCGACAGCATCCGCGCCCTGCGCAGCGGCCACACCCGGCACGAAGTCGGTAGCGGCGCGAGTGGGCGCAACAGGGACTTTGACAGCATCGCCAATGGCAACGCCACGGCTATCGAAGTTCGTGTTGATCGCGTCCACAGCGCCGAAAGGTTCTGCGGATACTTCTTGTGCAGCCGAAAACAGGATCGGCTCAAGAGCGGTAAGAGTGTTTGCCATTTGGCAGTCCTTTCAAAAATGGCCGCACTCAAGCGAGCCGTTGTTAAACAACCTTGACGCCGGGGTTGGCCTTGTAAAACGCGGCTTTTTCCTGCGGTGTCATTGTCGCCAGTTGATCTGCGGAAACTGTCTTTCCGCCACCAGTGCCGCCCTTGCTGCCCGAAGCCCCGCCACCAGACGGAGGGGCCACAAAGTCCTTACCCTCGCTCGCGGCCCATGACTTGACGTAATCGGTCAAGACTTTAGGCCCCATCGCCGTTTCCACATACGCGGTTCCATCGTCGCCTAGCTTCACTTGGCTCGAGAGCATGGTCGTTGCCGCCTTGACAAAGGTCGGATTGACAATGCCTGCCGCCTGCAAAGCCTCTTGCAAGGTCCGGTCGCGCGTTACGCCAACGTATTTCCCCTGCCACTCACCCGCCTTGGCCTTTTCGGCGTCAAGCTGCTCTTGCAACTGGGCCAGCTTGGCTTGGGTAGCTGCGGTATCAGGCGCGGTTTTTTGCAACTCGGCAATTTGCGCCTTTAGACTTGCGGCCTCTGTCTTTGCCTTTTCCCGGTCCTCTTTGGTCCGTGCATAGGCATTGCGCAGATTGGCAACTTCAGGGTGATCGTCAACGCCCTCCACCTTCAAGACAAAGCGCCCATCGGCTTCGGAGTAGAACGGCTTAACAGCATCATCGACGCCATCAAGGGTATCAAGAACAGCTTTCAACATCGGCCATCGGCCCTTTCGCGTTATGCCCCATCGGGGCGGATACGTTATACTGTAACAGTTCCGTCAGCATTTGGCAATTCGGCCTCAATTAGCCGCGCCTCATCTTCCGCCGTGCGCTCCATGCTGGCAATGCGCCCGCGCTGCAAATTCTCATAGAGCGTTTCATAGCTGATAGCGCCGCCTGTCCAGCTTGCGACAAGCGCCGTGATTTCCTGCGGATCAAGCCTGCCCTCAAGCAAGTTCTTCGGCGGGGTTACAGTGACATCATCTGGATTTGCGCCCGCCATTATTGCGGCCTGCTTTAGCGTGCGCTCTAGGATCATCGCGCTTGCGCCTACAATGCTTGTCAGGGTTGCAGTCTCAGCCGAAAACCGCAGCCGCCTTGCCTCCCCGCTTTCCTGCCCGCGCGGGGTATTATCGAACATCTGCGCGCCGGACCTAACCGCCGCCATTTGCTCGCGGTCCATCGCGGTTACATGCGCGTCAATCCCTACGCCAGTCGGACCGACATATTCCGCGCGCGTGTCTTTCGACCCGTCCGCCGACCGCAAGGAAACGACAACGCCCGCGCCGATCACTTTCGGGGGTGTATCCACATTGTGCAGGACAAGCGTTTCCTGCCCGCTCATGTAAAGCTGCAAGCGGTAGTCTGCATTGAGTTGGTAATGGGCGATACAGGCTCTTGCCACCCCGATCATCGGCGGGGCTTCCGGCTTTAGGTCAAGGTCCATTGCGCCGCCAATCGTTAGCGGGATCATGGCAAGCGCAGCGCCGCCACGGGCGCGCGGCTCATATTCCTCTGTTAGCTGACCGTCCATGTAAACGCGCTGAATATAGCGCCCATCGACAAGTTCCAATTCTCGGGTTTTGATTACATCCCGCCACCCATCGCCGGAACGCTCCCTGACCACCTCGCGCAAGACGTAAAAATCATCATATTCCGACCAGTTGATAATTTCCTCTGCGCTGTATCCGGCAAGGTAAATGTCGCCACCTGCGGGGGGCGCGTCCACCATTAGGCCGTATCGCCCCGTAATCAGCAATTCCATCGTGATCCGCCGCGATAGCGCCTCTAGGGGCAGTCCTTTTCCGTCGCTATTTTCCCAAAGCGGATATAGCGCAGGCGGAATGTCGATTTGCCATTCCTGCCCGTGCGCAATGCCGACCATTGACCTGATCGCATTGCTTGTGATCTCTGGAAAGCGCGCCCTTGCCCGATATGCGTGATACATCGCAAGGCCGATTTCAGCGCCGCCGGGATGGAATTTATACCCAGAAGGCATAGGCAGGTATTGCTCGCCCCACCGCTTGATTTCCGTTTCGCCGCGATAGGCGTGGCGCATAATCCGCCATTCGTCAAAGACCTCGGCGGTATAGTCCGGGTGCGTTGAGGTCGTAATTGCGTTTACCATAGCCCGATTACCCCGGTCGTTTCGGTTTTGCCTTTGGCCCGGTGCCTGATCATGGGCGAGATCGCATAGCGCACAGCGTCCCATCCATGATTATGGGCGTCAACAATCTGGGTTGTTACATCGCCCGTCAACCTGTCCACCTTGTAGCTGTAGAGCCGCGCCTCTCGCGTTATATTATCACATTCAGGATGGATAACAATTCCCGCGAAGCTGCGAAGGTAAGCGATGCCATCCTCGACCGAACCGGGCCACTTATCCACAGCTTGCGCGCGGGGCAGGCCGTGCCGCGTCAAATGGCTGATACTCTCCGGTCGTGCATTATCCCATCGGCTCACTGACTTTTCAAAGCCCGGTATCTTGCGCGTGATGAAAGGCGCGGTGTCATCCAGTTCCAGCCCGATCTTGTATGCCTCTCGCCTGATATGCAGGTGATTGCCGCCGATCCATACCTCAACCGCCGCAGTGGGGTCTTGGCTAAAGCCGAAGTCCCCGCCGTAGTAAGGGCCATCCCAATCCGGCCTTGGCTCAAACTCCTGCACCTTGATCTTGCCCGCGAAGATTTGGGCATTGGTCATCGTGTAGAACGCGCCTTCCCAGACATGCTCGTATGTCTCGGGGCTATTGGCTTTGTCCCTCAGCCGTTCCGCGTTTAGAACCTCGGGGAACCAAGGGTTATCCCGCCAGTTGACGTGTGTAACGGCAATGTCAGCATGTTCTGACGCCACAAAGCGCCGATGCGTCGCGCTCTCGGGGCTTTCCGGGTTGTAGGTTATGACGATCTTAGAGCCTTCCTCGCGGATTGTCGGGATTAACTTTCGCCATGCCGTTTCGCTGACGTTTTCGGCTTCCTCTATCCATGCATCCAGAATGCGCGCCTTGGATTTCAGACTGTCCAGATTGTGCCGCAACCCGGCAAAGGCAAAGGATACCGAACCGCAAGCCGTGCGGATGTATTTTTCGCCCATGTCGAATAGAGGAACCATCCATTCATGCGAAAGGATTGTCTCCTTTAACTCGGGAAGGCTACTTTCCTCTAGGCTGTTGAGATGTTCCCGCCCGCATAGGATCACGCCACGGCGTCCGCTTTGCGCGTGATGAATTGCCCTAACCGCGCACCATGCCGCCGCTGCTCGGGTCTTAGCTGAACCCCTGCCACCCTTTAGGACGTGATAGCGCGCGTTGGCCGCGAAGTTGCGCGCAATCTTTGCCGGGATTTGGATTTCAGCCTTCATCGCCCGGCTTTGGCTCGACGCCTTGGAAGATGATTTGCGTGGGTGCAGGGCGCAGTGACCCATCCGGGTTTGTAACAGCCTGCACGGGCGAGCCAAGGCCACGATCTTCGCTGTCCTTGAGTAGTTTTAGCATGGCGGCTTCCACTAGAAGGTCAATAGCCTCTTCCGTGCTGCTTTCTGCTAGTTTGGCCTGCACTGCCCGCAAGGCGCGGTTGCGGATTTCCATTGCCAGTTGGGCATTGACGATTTCCAAGCGGCGGGTCTCAGAAGTCTTGCCGGGGGTATTGCCTTCAGGTTGCCCGAACCTGCGATTTGCAGGCGGCTTACCTTTTCCAACCGCATATGGCTTTTTTTCGCTCATTAGGGAATGTTACACTATAACGCGCCAAAGGTCAAAAGGGGCGGATTGCGGCCCGCCCCGGTTGGGTTATGCCCTCGGCACTGCGATGATAGCCACAAGGGCGAAGATTCCACCGACAAAGCCGATTGCGCCCCATGCAAGCGGGCTGCGGCCCTTGGCGGATGCGATGAAGGCGGTAGTCACTGCGAAGATGATCCAGAGGATGAGAAATTCCATATCATTGGTCCTTTTGTTTCCTGTTGCGTTGATGCACGGGCCGGGGGCGAGGATA